GTTGCCTGCTGGAAGGATCATCCCGGTTGGCAAGTCGTGCTGCTGGATAACACCTGGGGTCTGCCCGTGGTGCCGCCCGGCCCCGGTCTCAAGGTAGCACCCGGTGCCTACAAGCGGGCGTGCGGCGGATGACCATCGCCCCACCAATCGTGACCAAGGTCACCATCACCATCGCCTCGGCCGATGCCATCGAGCGCGGCCGGGGTGCCCGAGTGCTTTCCTTCGAAACCGCGATGACCGCGAAGGAAACACACAATGCCCTCAGTGTCGTCGCGACCCTCCTCCGCAATTTCGTTCCCTATGAAAAGGACGTAAAACATGGCTGAAGACTCAACCTTCAACGCCGAACAGTTCGTCGGCATTGCGACGGACCAGGCCGGCGAGACCAAATTCTACCCCGTCCCCGTCGGGGAGTACCTCGCCCAAATCGACAAGGTCGAAGCCCGCGGCGGCATCGACAAGAACGGTAACCCCTGGCGCGCCCTCGACATTTCGTGGGCCATCCTCGACGACGGCGTGAAGGCCGAATTGCAAATGGAGAAGCCCACTGCCCGCCAGAACATCTTCGTCAACGTCACGCCGCAAGGCGGCCTCGATTGGGGTCGGAACAAGAACATCGCCCTGGGCCGCCTCCGCGAAGCCGTCGGCCAGAACCGGCCCGGCCGGGCATGGTCTCCCACTCACCTCATGGGGCAGATGGCCAAGGTCAACGTGATCCACGTGCCGGATCAAAATGGCGATCCCCGGGCGGAGGTCAACAAGGTCGCCTCAGCCTAACCCCCACCCCTTCAATCCCCCGGCGGCATTGTCCGCCGGGTCGAGGGAAAGCCCCATGCCAATCCGCCGTATTGACGAAGTGTTTGTGCCCGAAGGCCGGGTCCGCAAAATCATCGACCCGCAAGGGCTCGAAGACCTTATCAAGTCCATCCAGGAGGTGGGGCTGCTGCACCCCCCCGTGGTGGAGGAAAATGGTGCGTTGCTTGCCGGAGAGCGGCGGTTCCGCGCCCTCCAGTGCATTGCCGAGCGCGGTCTGACCCACCACTGCAACAAAAAGTGGTTGGCCCCCGGCCTCATCATGACGACCGACATCCGGGACCTCACCCCGATCCAAAGGCTCCAAGCCGAGATCGAGGAAAACACCATCCGGATCGACATTTCGTGGCAGGAGAAGTCGGAGGCCACCGCGGCGTTGCACGAGCTTCGGACGATGCAAAAGGCCGAATCGACCCTCCCAGGATTGCCGCCGGTGCCCCAAACCCACGAGCAAACCGCCGCTGAAATTCGGGGCAAGCCGGCGGAGGAGGTCACCCGGGCCGAAGTCCGGGACGTGAAGGCCGACCTCTACGTCCAGGCGTGGCTCGCGCACCACCCCGGCGACAAGAGCGTTGCCGATGCGAAGTCCCGGGCCGAAGCCCTCAAGATGATCGAACTCCACCTCGAGGACGAGCATCGTGCCGCCCTGGGCCGCCGGTTCGTCACCCAGCGCCCCGGCAAGGGCCACATCATCCAGCGGGCCGACATGTGTCAGGTCCTCCCCGACACCCCCGACAACATTTACGACGTCATCTGCACGGACCCCCCGTGGGGCCGAGGCGCCGACGATTGGACCAACGGGACGTCCCTCCGCCGCCACACCTATCAGGACGATTTTCACACCTTCGAGCGAATCCACCTGTGCCTCGCCACCCACGGCTTTCGCGTTTGCAAACCCAAAGCGCATCTGTATTTGTTCTGCGCCTTCCAAGCGTTTGACGAACTGAGCAAGATGTTCCGCGCCTCGGGCTGGGACGTGTGGCCCCGTCCCCTCATCTGGTTCCGTCCATCGGGTGGTATTGCCCCCCGGCCCGAGCATGGTCCCCGCAACACCTATGAGTGCATCCTGTTCGCGAACAAGGGAGACAAGCGTGTCCTCACCCTCAAGTCCGATGTCCTCATTTACTCTAAACCTGCGGTGGACCTGCGAGCCGCCGGAAAGCCTGTCGGAGTCGTATATGACTTGCTTTCTCGAAGTGTATTGCCCGGTGACGAGGTGTTGGACCCGTGTTGCGGCAGTGGACCTATCCTGCCGGCCGCAAATGCGCTTAAGTGCCGCGCCACGTGTTACGACGTCGCGGACGACGCCATTGGCCTCGCCTCCGGCCGGATCGACGAGACCTACGCTCACACTGAAGCCACGGTCTCGTTCCCAACGACCCGGGAACGGGCCGGGATGAAGGTGGCAAAGGTGGCGGAGGGTTGAACAATGCCCAATGACACCGTGGATACATTGCTCACTCTCCCGCCCTCCGCCTCCTTCCGCCCCATCGAGAGCGGGAGTCCATCGTCCCCCATCTGGATCATCGGCGAGGCGCCCGGCGGCGAGGAAATAGCACAACGCCGGCCCTTCGTCGGGGCCAGCGGCCAACTGCTCACCCAACTATTGCTCGAAACGGGCTTCGCCCGCCATCAATGCTTCATCACAAATGTCTGCCACGAACGCCCGCCCGAGCAGGTCAAGAATGGAAAGGTCATCCGGGATGACATCAGTACCTTCTTCCTCACCAAAACCGAGGCCCGACGACGATTGGTATCGGAGGTATTGGGACGTTACCCCTTGCCTCCCGTGGTGTCCGGCCGTAATCACCTCATCAACCTCCTCGCTCTACATCGTCCCCAACTCATTCTCGCCTTCGGCAACACCGCCCTCTGGGCGCTCACCGGCCACACCGGCATCCTCAAGTGGCGAGGCTCCGTCCTCACCGCCACCGAAACCCCCCAGCCATTCACCAAGCTGATCCCCACCGCCCACCCGGCGGCCGTTCTCCGCGAGTACCCCCTCCGCAACATTGTGTTGCAAGACCTCCGCCGGGCCAAGCGCGAGAGCGCCTTCCCCGAGGTCCGCAAGCCGGCGTGGCAATTCATCGTCCGCCCCACCGCTGACACCGCCATCGACTACCTCAACGGCCTATTCCGCAGGCTGACGTGGGGGCGCCAGACCTTTGCCTGCGACATCGAAACCCGCCGGGGCCAGATCGCCTGCGTCGGCATCGCCCAATCGGAAACCGAAGCGATTTGCATTCCCCTCATGTGTGTCGAGCGGTCGGAGGGCTACTTCTCTCCCGACGAAGAGCGATCCATCATCCTCCTCCTCCGCGCCGTCCTCTCTCACCCCAACGCCCGCATCGTGTTCCAAAATGGCGCCTACGACCTGCAATACTTTGCCAAGCAATACGGCTTCCTCCCCCGCATCCAGGACGACACGATGCTGATGCAGCATGTGTGCTTTCCCGGCCTGCGAAAGGGCCTCGACTTCCTCTCCAGCCTCTATTGCCGATACCACCGCTACTGGAAGGATGATGGGAAAACGTGGGACGACTCAATCAACGAGGAACAGCTTTGGACCTACAACTGCGAGGATTGCGTCCGCACATTTGAATGCTGGCAGGTGTTGACCGAGGTGGTGCGTGCCCGTGGCCTGACCGATCAATACCACTTCCAGATGCAGGAACTGTTCCCCATCGTCCTCCGAATGATGCTCCGCGGTATCGCCTTCGACAGCGACCGCCGGGCGTCCGTCCAACGTGACCTCGAAGCCTTCCGCCTCAATGCCCAGGACTGGCTCGATCGCGCCCTCGGCCACACGATCAACGTCGAGTCCTCGGCCCAAATGCAGCGCCTTTTCTACGAGGACCTGCGGGTGCCGACAATATTGCACCGCAAGACCAAGCGCCCCACGTTGGACGACGAGGCCCTCGACCGGATTGCCCGCCAACAGCCCCTTTTGGCCCTCCTGATCCAGCACATCCGCGACATTCGCAGCGCCAACACCGCCCTCGAGAACGTGTTGACCGCCCGCGTATCGCCGGATGGTCGATCCCGCTCCACCATCAACATGGCCGGGGCGGAGACCTTCCGCTTTTCCTCCTCCGAGGATGCTTTCGGCTTCGGCTTCAACATGCAAAACATCACGAAGGGAGATGAAGCATGACCCCCCAACAGTGCCTCGCTGCCCTCCTCTCCGTCATCCTCGCCCTCCTCGGCACCTACGTCCTCGTCGTCACCCTAACCTTCGGAGGCTAATATGCCCGCCACCTGGTTCACTTTCGGCTTCATCATGGGCGTCATCGCCACCACCACCGCCGCTGCCTGGTTCCTCTTGCTCCAAGGTTAACCCCCATGCCCAAGTTGAAAATGCCCAACCTCCGCCGGATGTTCACCCCAGACCCCGATCACACGATCTTTGAGGTCGATCTCTCCGGCGCCGACGCCCGGGTTGTCGCGTGGGAAGCCAATGACGCCCCCCTCAAAGCCGCATTCCGCCAAAAGGTCGATATCCACGCCTTCAACGCCGAGGCAATTTGGCGGAAGGACGCTCCCCTTTCCCACTACAAGGATGATCGTTACCCCGAGCTTAAGAAGCTACGGCAGCGCGCAAAAACGGCCATCCACGCCGTCGATTACGGCTGCAAAGAACGGACCCTCGCCGACCATATCCAGGTCTCCGTGACCGAAGCCGGCCGGTTCATCGACCGATGGTTCACCCTCCACCCCGGCATCCGCCAGTGGCAAAGCAACATCCAGCGCCAACTCTACGCCACATCCTCCGTCACCAATGTTTGGGGCTATTCCCGGCCCTATTTCGATCGGCCCAGCAGCCTCCTCCCCGACGCCCTCGCGTGGATCGGCCAATCCACCACTGCCATCGCGATCAACAAGCTCATCGTCGCCCTCGACAAATCGGGTATCCCCCTCGACATTCTGCTGCAGACCCACGACAGCGTCACCTTCCAGGTATTCACCCCGTTGGTCCCGATCCATCTCCCGCGGCTGCGCGAACTGTGTCAGGTCACCGTCCCCTACGCCGACCCCCTCATCATGCCCTGCGACATCCAAACATCCGTCTCCTCGTGGGGCGAACTGGAGGCCGCCTAACAACGAGGCCCGCCGCAAATGGCCCGCCACTTTCCGAATTGGATCACCGCCTATGAGGAATACACGCAGCATTCCGAAGCCCCCCTCGCTTTCCACCGTTGGACTGCCATCGCCACCATTGCTGGCGCCCTCCGGCGTCGGGTTCGCCTCGAGATGGGCTATTTCCGCTGGTTTCCCAACTTCTTCCTCTGTTTCGTCGCCCCACCCGGCATCGTCAGCAAGTCCACCACGGCCGACATCGGGATGGCCCTCCTCCGCCGGGTCCCCGGCATCAAGTTCGGACCCGGCGCCATAACGTGGCAAGCCCTCATCACGAGCCTCGTCGAAAGCCGCGAGGACTTCGCCATGCCCGATGGCACCTTCATGCCGATGTGCGCCATCACGGTCGTCGCGAGTGAACTCGGCACCTTCATCCAGCCGGGCGACCAATCAATGCTGAATGCCCTAACCCACCTCTGGGACGGGCAGGACGACCCATTCCGCAAGAGGACCAAACATGATGGCGAAGAGATCGTTGCAAATCCCTGGATCAACCTCGTCGGTTGCACCACCCCGGCGTGGATCGCGGAGAACTTCAACAACTACTTCATCGGGGGAGGCTTCGCGAGTCGGACGTTGTTCATCTTCGCCGAGCACAAAAGGCAGCTGGTTGCCTACCCGGCCGCCAAGATTTCTTCAAAACAGGCGCAGCTTGGAGATCGCCTTGTTGCAGATCTTGAACAAATTGCTGGCCTCTGTGGAAACTACGTCCTCTCCCCTGACGCTATCCGGTGGGGGGAAGACTGGTATGCACGTCACCATTCATCAGATAATCCCCTCCGACTTGATCCTCGGTCCGGAGGCTACTTTGCTCGAAAGCAAACCCACGTTCATAAAACCGCAATGGTTCTGGCTGCTTGCCAAGGCAACAGTCTCACTATCGAGCGACACCACCTCGAGCAAGCCGTCGAATGGGTGACGGAACTCGAACCCAACATGCTGGCCGTTTTCGGCGAAATGGGGAAGGAGAAAATCACCGATCAAATGGCCCAGATCCTCAAACACATCCGCGAGGTCGGCCGGGTCCGTCGTCCCGACCTTTACTCGAAGTTCATAACCCAAATGGGCTACCCAACCTTCAACGATTGCGTTACCGGCCTCCAACAGGCCGGGCTGATCGAATTGGTGCAGGATGCCCAGGGGTTTGTCGTCAAATACCTCGGCCAGCAAATCGAAATGAAGCTCGAGGCGAAGAAGTGACCTACGGCGCGTTGGCACGGTCCGCCGCAGCCTGCCCCGCCGCCGGCCCAAACCGCCGAGTAGCCGCCTCCATCAATTGACTCATCCGTGCCGTTCCGGGTTTGGCCCGACTTGCCGCCATCAACAAGTCCTGACCAAAGTGGTCATTGAGCATCCGGTTGACGAAGTTGAACGTCGGCCGGACCGCCACCGCCGCCGTTCCCGCAACAGCAGCCCCCTTGACATCCCCATGAAGCAACCTCTCAATCCCCACCCAAAGCCCGAACTGGCCCGTCGGATGGCCCAGCGACGGGGCTTCGCTCCCGCCTCGCGCCAATTTATCCTCGTCGAGAAAGCCTCTCACACCCTTTATCAACATCTGCTCGCGGGTGCTCATAAAGGGAGCCAGCCCGGCTTTATTGTCGAAGAACTTGACGAACTTCCCGGCGTCTACGACGCCTTTGCTGGTGGCGGAGTCGAGAGCCTTCTTTATTGCCCCCTGGAAGACGGCCTGTTGGCCCTTCTCCCCGACAAGGCCGGCGACGAGTTCCGCCTTATTGGGGTCATCGCCCAGCGCGATGCTGAGGGCGGTGTTCGCCCGCCTCAGTGGGTCAGGCTCTTCGAGCAACCCCTTGACGGCTGGGTCCTGGTAGGGAGCCACATTTTTCGCATAAAAACGCGAGGCTTTTTTCTCCGCGGCTTTTGTTGTTGGGCTTGAAAACGAGTCCAACTTCTTTTGGAGCAGATCACGGGCCTCCCTCACCGCGGCCGTCGCCGGGTTCTTCGGATCACGGGCATTCTCAAGGTAGGTATTCATCTCCTCGACGCTCTGCTTCATCTGACTCCACCGGATGTCCGGCGCCGGAGCGATGTTGCGGCCCTTCAACGCGGCAGCGGTGATGGCAGGCGGTAGGGTGTGCACCCCATCTTTCGTCACATATTGGCCAGTGGGGTCGAGGAAGAACGTCTGTTTGTTGATCGTCATGGACTTGGGCATCTTGCGATCCGGCGCGAGCACGTCCACGGCATTGTCGAGGATCGACACGGCCTTCTTGTCCGGCGCCAGCATTTTCCCCGTGCTATCAGCCATCGCTCGAAGTTTTGGTTCGACGTCCGCCATGTTAATCGGACCTTGAGCATCCCCCATCGCACTCGCCCGCTTGCTCAGTGTCACGAACCCCCCATGCAGCTTATCAACCATCTGGTTGAGGGTCCCCCGCTGCGCTGCTATCGCCGGGTCGAAGTCGGAGAACTCCCGCTGAATGGCGCCGATGGCCCGCCGGGCTGCCTTCGTGTTGGCCATCTCGCCAATCAGGTTCCCGGCCTTGCTCAGCACCCCGCCGGTAACGGCACCGGCCGTTGCTCCCACCGCCTTCCCCGTCAGCCGATCCGACTGACTCGGATCAAATTGGGTGCCACCGGCCGCCCCACCCATGAGGGCCGCCCCCATCGCTGACTCTGGCGCGGCGAGCATGTAGGGTGCAGCCTGTCCCACGACGTCCCCCGCCTTCGTCATCATGCTGGGAGTCGGCAGAGCCTTGAGGGCTTCATTGGTAGCTTGGGTGAAGTCATTGGCCCAGGCCTTCGCCCGGTCGCTGAACATCCCGGCGACATCGAGGCCGGTTTGCACGACGCCCGCCCCAGCCTGCAACAGGCCCCGTCCCACACCATACTTCGCCTGTTCGCCGATCGGCATGTTGTGCATGAGCCGCTGTGCCGTCGCCTTGTCCGTGTCAGCCGTCGGCATCTTGAGGCCAAAGTGCCCCCAGATATCGCTGTCACTATAGCCCTGTTGCTTCGCCGCGGCGAACTGGGGAGATTTTTCAAGATATTCCCCAATCTGTTGATCCGAGTAGCCGGCCTTCCGAGCCGCCGCTACCTTCGCCATCATATCATTGGGGTCGGGCACCACCACCTCCAAAGATCTCATCGAGGGTCGGCCGGGGCGTCATGCCCACGGGCGGATCAGCGTCCGTCGTCCCGTTGGTCGATGGCCCCACGAGCTGGTATTGCGACAGGAAATTCTGCCGCAGCTTATCTTCGCTAACGCCTGAAAGCCCCATCGTCGTGTAAAGCTGGCGCAGGTCCGGCGGCACCCGCTGGCCGGCGTGGGCCAGCGTATCCACCTGATCCTTCACCATGATCTTCGCAATCTCATCACTCATCGCAAGCTTCGCATTCCGCACGTCCTTACTGTCCCGAGGATTGCCCATCGCATCGCGATACATCTCGATGAGGCGTTGGGTCTGCCGGGTCCCAGCACCCAATTGCGAGATGCCAATCACGTTGTGTTGGTACGCGGTGTAGGCTTGCGTTCGGATGTCCCGCACATTGGCGTTGTCCCCAATGGGTGGAAGGTGGTTATCCACCAACCAGGCATTGATGTTGCGGACGCCAACGTTCCCCATTACGTCCCGGCCGCTGCTGTCGGGGTCTGCATTCATTAGCTTCTTGAGAATTTCGTTAGTATTGTACCACTGTTGGATGCCTTCGGAAAAGCGGGTGGCCATTTCCGGCGTGGGCTTCGGATTATACTCCATCGTCCCCGGGATCGCGTGAGCCGTCCCATCGGGATAGAGGCCAAATTCGGCGGAAAAGCCCGGCATCGTTTCCTTCTTGAAGACCTTCGTCGGTTGCTGGGCCTTCGACGCGGCCTCGGCCGCCTTCGCCAGTTCCTCCGGCGTCCCCCCGGACACATGGGCCAGAATCTCCATGCGTTGTTGGGGCGTCATCGTCACCTTATACGGGGGCATGTTGGCCGTGGGGTCCGCCCCCTTGTCCAGTTGATCGGCTAAACCGAGTAGGGCTTCGGTCGAGGGACCTTGGCTACTCGCCGGTGGTTGTGCTGCGCCGCCTTGGCCGGGTGACGCGGTCGGCCCTTGGGTCCCTCCCCCGGTATCCGAAATGCGTTCGACCGCGGGGGACGGAGCGACTTGGCCGGGGGCAGATTCATAGCTTTGCGGACGTGGCGAAGGCGCTGAGGGCGATGGACCATTGGGAGCGGCTCCGGGGGCAGATGGCCCCATACTGAGGGATTGTAAAAGGGCTCCCGACATTTGTCGGGTTTGATCCATTTGTTGCTGCAACAGCTTCATCCGCTGTTCGTTGAGTTGGGCGGCCGACGTCTCCTGTGCCGCCCGTGCCCCCTCGCCCGCCGCCGCAGCTTCCCTCGCTTTGATGTTGGACAGTTCGGCTTGCTGCTGCAGCGCCAACGTTTCACCCTGGTGGGCATTCTGAAAGGCCAGGGCCTGCGACAGTAACCCCGACCGCTCCGTATCCGCCCGCGCCCGCATGATCTCGGCTTGACTCGCGGCAATACGAGCCTGCCCCTCTTGCTGCTGCAGAGCAAACGCCTGTCCCTGATGGGCATTCTGGAACTCAAGCGCCTGCGACAACAAATTCGTCCGGGTGGTTTCCGCCTGCGCCCGGCCGGTTTCGGCCTGACTCTCTGCCATCCTGGCCTGACTCATGCGGAGGTCAGTCAGATTTTTGACAAACTCAATCCCCTCCGGTCCCAGCTTCTGCATGAGATACTGGGCCTGCTCTTCCGGCGGCAGATTTTGCGACTCTTCGAGAGCCTTCCGCGCCCGCATTTGCTGCAGGATCGGCCCAATGTTCTGGGCCAGACTCTGCAGCCCTTGCCCCAGCCCGGCCCACTTGTTCGGAACCGCATCAAGGTAGATGGGGGCCGGGACGTTCCCCGCGAGAGATGCCATTTATCCCTCCTTACAGTGGTTGGTTGCCACCAATCGCCCCGCTGGCCGCCAATGCCGCCGGGAGCGCCAACGACGCCCCACCCGTGAAGGGGGCAGCCACGACGCCAATAAGGCTGCCGAGGCCGGATAGAATGCCGCCGAGGCTGCTTGGCTGGCCCTGCTGTGCCACGGCCTGGTTCGCCGGGGTTTGCGTCGGGATGCCGAGGTAGGCCAGCAAATCCCCAAGCCCCTGTTGTGTGTATTGGTTTTGCTGCTGGAAGGCCTGATAGAGATTGGTAAGGTATTGCTGTTGCTGAGCCGTTTGAATACCACCCCCCGTCGTCGCTGCGCCGATGGTCGAGAGGGGGGCTTGCGACTGGCCCGGAACTTGGCTCGCTGCCTGCAACTGGTTTTGGATGTTCTGCTGGCCAGTTTGATAGGCAAGTTGGCCCTGCGTCGCCGCGAGGGTGTTGGTAAAGTTGTTAATGGCCGTGTCGATAGCGTTGCTCTGCGACGTGCTTTGATACCCACCCACGCTGCCACCGCTCGCCGACATAATATCCGGCAGGATGGTTTGTTGCATTGTCTGTTGCAGGGGCTGCAGCACATTCGTCTGGTAGTAGCCCGTGAGGGATTGCGGCCCACCCGTCAAAATGTTGTTGAGGGTGTTGTAGGCCGTCCCCTGCAGGGCATTCCCCTGCTGGAGGTTCGTCGTCGCCCCCGGCAGGGCCGAGGCAACCGACGAAATTCCCGACGACTCGAGGGCGGAGAGCGGTGCGGTGAGGCTTCCCGAGTAGCTAGGAAAGATACTTTGAGGTGTTCCGCTCGTCCCACCCAACGCCGACACGAGTTCGCTTTGTGCACTCGTCTGCGGGGCGTTGAGGCTGCTCTGGAGGGAGATAGGTACGCTCGAAACGGACGAGCTTGAACCGCCTGCACCAGGCATCGTGTGTCACTCCATAGAGAATGCGGCCAAAGGGCCGCCCATTGCGACTGCCAACCTCGGGGATGTAACCTTCCCGATCAAAACCCATTTCCCGGGCGGCCCGCCGGGCCAGCAGGTTGTCCTCGGGGATGAACGCACTCAGTTTGTGCATCCCAATCTGGTCGAAGCAGACCGCCATCGCCCAGGCCCCCACATACTTCTTTGTGATGGCAGGAAAGCCCTTGCGAAACCCGGTGTGGATCTGAGCCCACCGCATCCCAATTTGCTCGACGAGGATGAAACCGTGTGCCCTCGATCCCGTCATGACGAGCCACAACCAGTTCGTCGGGGAAATGGAGGTCGCCATCGGCCAGTCCTTCCCCGCCGGCGGCATCCCATCCTCCCATTGGGGGTCGTAGATCTCAGGAAGCCGCATGAGGGTGTGGAACTTCGTCCAGGGGAAATTGTCCTGGTGTGCTTCCACCATTTCGAGGTCAATGGTCATTGTTCGCTCGCATACATTGTCTTGAACGCAAACCACGAGAGTTTGAAGCTCGGGTCCACGCCACTGAACCTAATCCGAACGAAATTGCATGTCAATGAACAATCCAACGAAAAGCGAGACCAGAATGTGCCGAGGTTGATTTGGCCGATCTCCGCGTTCAGCTGGTGGTAGGTCTGTCCCCCATCCGTGCTGATCTCGACGATGTCCACGATCCCCTTGCCGTAGAACACGATGCCATCGAGGGTCTTCCACTGGTCCGGCAACGGGTAGTCCTTGCTGGTGAAGTACCACGAGATGGGGGTGCCGTTGTCGCTGACCGTGGTGTTCCAGTCGTAGAGGTAGAGGAAGCCGGTGGGGAAAGCGTAGGTCGCTGTGTCGGGATTGCACAACAACAATTGGTGGTAGAGGGGTTGATTGGCGCGGGCATTCCAGGGCCGATGGCGGTCGATCCACCGGGTCGAGCCCAGGTCAACCCACCGCAGTGCCGTGTTCCACAGGCTGAAGAGGCCGGCGCCCGAAAAGTTGAGAGGGCTGGTCCACACCCGCTTGAACCACGCATTGTTCTTGTGGCGGTAGCGCATAACCTTGCCCGGCCACGTCATCGTTTGATCGGCGTAGAAGATCCACGTTTCATCCAAGATCGGGACATAGAGGTGGAACATATTGTAGGTAATTTTGCAGTTCAGCTCACCACTGTAACTCAGAAACGAGTTGAAGATTTTGTCCCCAATATCCGTGAGTCCATAATCCCCGTTATAGATAAAGACTCCTGGCTCGCACACGAGGAGAGCAGCCGTTCTCGTAGCGCTGACGGCCGCATTTGAGAGGGTGCCCGTGTTTGAGAGTCCGTAATCATACCACAATACCTGGAGGCCAAGTCCATAATAACTTGCCCTGACGATACTATCTTCGCGGCAGATGGCGAGGTATGGGTTGACGTTGATGATGCCTGTGATTGCATCGCCCGAGTCAACAAGGTCATCGTTTCCCGCGTCAAGCGTCGTCCAGTTGGTTGGGTCATTCGTCGCGCTCCGGCGGATGCGATACGGATACACCACCCCGCTTTCAGTGGTATAACCGAGGATAGTGATACCGTGATACCGCGCACAGTAGCGGGCGGTTGATACCACCCCGCTGACGTTGGTAACAGGCTTGCACACGTCCCCGTCGAACGCCTGGGGCAGATCGAAGCCATTGCAGAAGATGACCCAGCCCTGCGGCGGGGAAAAGCACCACGAAATGGGCAACGACCCATCGCTCGTGAAGGTGGGCAATGGGTAGATGCTCGCCCCATTGGCGATCGTCGTGCCGCCGGGCCAGATGGCACTCGTGATGCTGACCGGGCTGGTTGTCCCGCCGGTCACGCCCACGAGATACAGTCCGTTGTTCATCTGAATGCCGACGAGCTGGCCCGTGGTCCACGTCGCACTTCCAGTAAAGGGGATGCTGACGGTCGTCCCACTCGTCGGGAGGGTTTGGTTTCCGTTGACCGTCGCCGGGCTCGTCGCATTGCTCGGGATTGGCACCCAATCGCCGTTCGTGCCGACGGCACTGTCGTACGAGTAGAGCGTCCGGGTTGTCACCACCAACTCAAACTTCGCGCCGGTGGCGGGCTGGATGAACTCGATCGGCTGCTGCGGGATGCCGTAAACCCGGCTGCCGAGGAGCTTCACCCCAAAATCGACGCAAAGCACCTTGTTGACGTAAACAAGGTTTTGCATGTCCTGCGACTCGCTGTCATCGAGCTGATCGGGGGGCCGGTTCGTATTGAGCCCTCCGTCGATGTCGAGGACGATTTTGTAGTCGGGCCGGATAACGCTCTGCGGCGGGACGATCCCGGCGCCCACCCCGGCGAGGGTCGGAACGGAGGCTTTCCGCTGCCCGGGGAGAGCCATCAGACAGTACTACCACTGGCATTAACCCAGTGCGCCCCATTCCACCACGCCGGGATGCCGAGGGTCGTGTCGAAGATCATGTATCCCACGCCACTGTTGGGGAACTTGGCGAGGTTGGCGGCGGTGGGCCGGCCGGAGGTCGGGCAACTATTCGCCTGGTTCGTGTTGATGCAGGCAGCGACCTGCCGCTGAAATTGCGTCAGCGTTATCAGGATGCCCTGAAGACGGTTGAAGAGCGCCGTCGGATTGGTCACATCATCCGGCGAAAGCTGGAGGGGCAGGGTCCCCCCGGTGAGCATGAGGGGGGTCAATAGATTGCGAACCAGTTAAAGGCGAGGGGGCCGGTCAACAATACCTCCCCCGTCGCAATACCATACGTGTAGACGACAGCACTGGATGAACTGATTGTTCCCCCGACGGCGGCGTTGGCCGTGCTGCTGCCGGTTTGGCCGATGATCTGGGCGAAGAAAGCCGGCGTTCCGGCGAACGAGGGTGAAAAGTTGATGGTGGCCGTACCACTACCGTCGCTCGCCGTGATCCCCGACTGAAAGGTGTGGCCGTTGGGCCACGTGTAGGTCGGGAAGTTGATGGTAAGCGTGCCTCCGCTCACCGACCCACCATTGATGTTGCTGACGGGGCCGGCGGTCCACTCATTCGGCGGGTTGTCATAGAGGATGCCGCCCGGGCCAATCGCCAACGTGCCCGCCAGCCCACTGACCGCCCCGGCGGTCCACTGCTGCGCCGGAACTTTCACCTGTCCCGTTTGCGTTAGCTGGATGACGTTGCCGCCGGAGTCCTGGTAGAAAAGCTCGGTGTTGCCGCTGACCTGCGCCGCCCACACCCGCCCATCGCCGGCGTCGAGGGCATACGCCGTCGTTTGGCCACTGGCGCGGAGGGTAGCCCACTGGTGCTTCCCATCATTGCCGTCGCCGTTCCATGAGTGGTCGATGGTCAGCCGTTCCTCAACACCTCCTTTGAGGTTGCGAAGTTGGCTGGCCCCCTGCGCCTCCTCATCCGTGTCGGCCGGCGACGCGATGTAAGCCGCATTCCAGTTGGGGACGTAGGTGAAAGTGGCGGTCATGGCGATACCTTAATGAAGGGATCTTGCCAATAGTTGCCGACGTAGCCCGCGTCGGTCAGGTCGAGGCTGATCTCGAGGTCGGGCTCATCCGTGTCCTGCTTTACCGCGGTCACGAAGTGCTCTTGCGCTTCACGGAGGTAGTCGTTGGCTTTGTCCATCCGGCCATACGACTTCCAAAGGTAGGCACAAGCCAGCGCGATGAGGATATCGTCTTTCCAATCGTAATCACTGTAGGCGAGGGGTTGCTGATTGAAGTCGAATGGGCGGGGGAACGTCGTGATCCGGCTCCACACGGGATACACAGCATCAGGGACGGGATACACAATCGCAGCAGCAGAGCCCCATTTGCTGTAATAGTACGGCTTTGAGCGTGCGAGAACCTCGGGCGCAGGCCACTGCTTGTCGAATAGACGCCAGGGTTTGTGCACGAGCTTTCGCGCTGTTGGATCGCCCGGGTTGAGGATGATGGTGTGGATGTGCTTCAGATACGGCGGCAACGAAATGAACTTGTCGTTGAAGGCGTTATTGGTAAAAAAGGTTTGAGTCTGGAAAAATCCTTTCAGCTCCTGAAAGTCGTGGGATCGGCTGACGCGCCACTGCGCGAAGTTGAGCGCAGTGGTGCACCGATCATTGGTGAGGTCCGTTCGGTTGAGGAGGCCCGACTGGACCTCCCCCACCAAATCCGTCAGCGTGGTTTGGCCCACGACCTTTCCTCCGTCAGAATGGAAAGTCGCAGAGCACCACGCCATTGCCCGCGGAGCCGTAGTACAGCCCAACGATCTGCTGGGTCAACGCCGTCCGAAGGGCCAGCTGGCCATTCGTCGAGGTGCTGACCATCAGTGTCTGGCCAATCGTGGGGCTGCCGCTTGGCGCTTGGCTTGTCGAGGCAATCCCCTTGATCTGAATCCACCCGAACTGCACTCCACCCGCAGTAGCAACGGCTGACATTGCAATCCCGGCGCCCAAGGCTGTGTGGGCGTCATCGACGACGACCTCGCCCCCATCGGATGCGAAGGCGACGTAGCACACTGCATCGCCCAGGGCCACCGCCGTCGTGCCGGAGAACTGCACGTACTTGTAGACCGCATTGTTCTCCATCCGGATGGTGCCCAACGGTTCCTTCGCTCCGTTGAGCGGCAACGACGAGTTGTAGGCATACACCGCGTTGAGCGGAGTAACGAAGGTTTGCTTCTGTCCCATATTACCCTCCCTTCACGGCGTGTTGAGGTTGTACATGACGCCCTGCACCCGGCGCCGGTTGGTCGTGAGGCAGCAGGACGACACGATCTGGGCCGCCCGGTCATTGACCTGATCCGGGATAGCCTTCCACTCCGTCATGTCGAACCACGAGGCCGGGTCATACACCAACGAAAGGAAGTTGGTGTTGAGGAAGTACATCGTGCCGCCGGTCGGCGACGCGCTGTCCTCGCCCGCGATGCTCGGTGTCCAGACCATCGGAATGCCCTTGAACACCTGGTTCTCGAACGAGGCGTCCGCCAGTTTCCGATTGGTCGTGCGGTAGTACGTCAGCACCGCACCTTCATACTGTTCGTATGTCCATTGGTCATTGAGCAGGATGTCGGGCCGATCCTCCCGCCGGTTGTTCATGCAGTTGTTGAGCATCTTCCGCATGTTCTGGATGCCGGTGGTGGCGAAGGATGAGCCGCTCATGTTGGTGTATTGGTTTTGCCACCACGAGTACTGGGATTGGGAACTGTCGATCCCACCGACCGCAATCCCGTTGCCGCCGCTGTTCGTCGTGGGGTTATTCGCCACGAGGCACTGGAGGCCGTCGATCGCCTGAGCGAGGCCGGTGGTCGTCCCGGCGGCGATCGACCCAACGCTTCCGACGAGCCGCGTTTCGAACTCGGTGATGAGGCTCTGCTCGCTGTTATCCAACTTCGAGTTCATCAGCGATAGAATGCGGGCCTTTCCCACATTCTTCTGCTCGTCCGTGCCGAAGCGGACGATGCTCGCCGCCACATACCTCCAGTTGAAGTAGGCGGTGGTGAGGAACTCGAAGTCGTTCAACGGGACGGCGGTTCCTTTGTCCACCCAGTTGATATTGCCGTTCGAGGCGTACTCGAGGTTTTCTTCGATAAACCGACCGCCCCGCTGGGGCCGCAGCTTACCCTTATCCTTCAACCAAAACCAAAACGGCGTTGCGTTGAAGACGTTGTCCGCGACTCCCTCCATCCGGTTTTGCCAGGTGGTCGTGTAGAGGTTGTCGAGGAACTGCGTCAGGGTGTTAATCATCCGCTATTCCTCATCAAACACTGGCTCTCCGCCAAGTGCTTTCACTTGTTCGGCCCACGCAGCGTTCGCCGCCTCCTGGCCATTCATTTTCCGGCCCCGGTTCCCGGTGCCACTCTGGCCGGGCGTCAGCCCGCCAAAGGACAGCTTGATTGGCTTATTCCCACTGTTCGCAGTGGGGGGGTTGTACTTGGCCTCAAGCTCCTTCACCTTGTCCGGGTTTTGCCCTCGAACGATGTGGTACAGCGCTTCAGCTGGTACTCCCACGAATGCTGGGTTCTTCGCAACCGTCAGCATCTCTTGCTGCCAATCCCAAAAGTCCTTGTGGGCAGAGGCAGCTTCCTTCACCGCGGCCTGAACGTCATTCCGGGTGGCTCGCGTGCTGAGTTCGTTCAGCCGCTCGTTCATGGGGCCAACAACCTGCTTGTTGACCTCCTTGAGGATCTTGGAGACGAGATGGTCGCCCCACGCACTGCGGGGCATCGTCTCGATCGTCGTCGCATCCAGCTCGGGCTCTTCCTCCTCGGGCTCGACCCGGGCCGCCGGCTGTTGGGCTGCTGGGCCGCGTTGGGCTACCGCAATAAGCTCACGGATGCCACCGTCAAGCGTCTTCATCGAGGTCGCAAGGCTGGTGACCCATGCGGGCTCCTTGGAAGAGCCATCGCCAGCACCGCTTCCGCCACCGTCGGTTGGTGAACCGCCGTCGCCACCGCCAGAGCCGCCGCCTTCGGCGTCTCGCAGCAATGTCGTCCGCCACCGAAAAATGTTATGCGTCATCGTTTTGCTCCATCAGTTGGGGTTGCCGTCGCTGCTCTCGCATGATGCGATTGCCCTCCCTCATCCGGGTCTCCATGACCCGGCGGAAGATCAACATAAGCTGCTGCTCGATTCGGCCCTCGGTCAAGATGCCGAGCCGCAGCACATGCGGGTGGATGTTGCCGGACGAGTCGCAACGGATGAGCAAAACACCGTCTCCAGGGTCACAATCAACGCCCATATCACGGCACAGGGTCGTGACGGGGTCAACCGACGCATTATTACTCATTTTTGCGGTCATATCCAGCGTCCTTCCTTCGCGCGGAACAGACCTCCCAGGTCCTCCGCGTAGTTGCTGTAATTGCCATTTTCCTTCGCGATCCGGCGGAGATCGCTCATGTTGCTGACATGGGCGCCATCGGGGGACACGTGCTCGTAGAAGCCTTCGTGGAACACCACCGGGCGCTGCACGCTGGCCCCGTAATCACGCCGCCAAGCGTGGCCGCACTGATAGCAGAAAGGCAATCGGTGCTCCCAATCCTCCATCTCGGCAATGGTGCAAATCCGCTCAAGCCGGTGGCCATCCTGGCAGGCGTAGATGTATGTTGGCATGAGGTTCTCCGATTGCGCATTGTCCGCATGGTGACATTGCCCATTTCACGCTGCTCGCGGCGGCCCTCCTACCTGCGACACCCGACCCGGCCCCCGGGCCGACGTCCCCGTCCCCTTCATCAGTTCCTTGTATTGCATCATCGTCAAAGCCGTTTTCATCTGCTCTTGCTGCTGCTGTTGCTGCTCCTGCGGATTGAGCATCATATCGTCGTACTCGGCCCCATGCAATTCCCGCAGCAGGTACTGGGTCAGCTTTTGCTTGTTAATGAGGGGATTCTGCGACAGCATCTGGTAGACCTGCACCGCCTTTGCCTCCCGCACCTGCTTCGTCTCGGGCAGCGTACTGTCGGGGTCAATGCTGACGTTATAGCCGCCCTTTTGCAGTTCCTGCGGCCGAAACTTCACCCACACCGGCACCCCACCCGGGCCGATCAGATCGACGACCTGCTCGTCCGACCCATCCCACCGGCTGAAGATCACGTCGTGCGTCTGCTTCATCACATCCACAATCAGATCAGCCACTGTATCTCGCCGCTCGTCCATCCGGATCTGCGTCGCCTGATTAACGATGTTGGCCTCCGTCGCGCTCCGATCAGCAGACCCCGGCGCATACTCTCCGAATTGGTTCGCACCCAGCCCGAGGATCTCTTGCACATCCCTCTCGACCAGCGCATCCATCGTGATGAGGCCCTGGGGCAAATTCGCCGACTCCATTACTTTGACGTCGGCCACATTCCCTTCCTCCTCCAGCATGATGACCGGCCCGACCTCCTCGCCCGACAGCTTCTGCACCTCATCCGGCGACAGATGCTCGCGCTTCGCCAGGATCTTGATGAGGCTGATCCGCCGGTGCTTCATCATGACCGTGCGGATTTCGTTCAACTCGCGTTGCTGTGGCTCGAGGATCTGCGCATCCGGGATGCCCCAGAACCACAAATCGTCCTGGTTGAAGACCAGGGGAAAATAGGGAAAGTGACCGCGATCCATCATCTCATCGTGGCCCTGGTACAGAATTTTGCTGTGGTGATACGGCGCGATGATGAAGACAATCCCGGTCTTTTTGTCCCGAATTTCCACCAGATCAACGAGCCCTTCCTCTCGCGGCCGTTCCGCCCGGATCATCTCGGACCCATACATCTTGCTCACGTTGATGTCCGACGTGTGCTCAAGCCGGGGATCATCCTTCACATCGTCGATATGGCGCCGGACCCAGTGTCCCACCCATCGGGCCGAGTGCAGGTCAGTTGTCCCCACGGGGACAATGAACTGACCCGGATGTACTGATAGGAACCACGGCATGTTCGGTAGTACCAGATCGTTGTATTCGACTCGGAAGTCGTGTTTCCCGCCGGACGTGGGGGCAGCTGCATCGAGGTAGTCCGGTGTTGGGGTGAACTCTGCTCCATATCCCAGTTTCCCTATTCCTGTGCCAAACATGAAGGCGTTTTGGGTCATCTGCTTGATGGCCTCTTTGACCTTCATCTGACGGATGAGCTTATTGTCGATCCTCTCGAGGATCTGCGCAAACACCGCGTTGTCGTCGCCCGGCTGTGAGGGCATCACGCTCACACTCGGATTGCGGAAATACACCCGGGGAACCAGCGTCCGCACCATCTTGAACATGATGTTGTAGGGGAGGGTGCCCGTCGGATACATGCCCCGGTAATACCGGCGAAAGAGGTCCCACTTGTCTTCGAAGGCTACCTTTTTCCGATACTCAACCCCCTTCCGGATTTGACTCATCCAGTAGGTGCCATCGGGCCGATCCCCTTTAACATACCCACTGTAGGTAATCTGGCCCGGCTTCGGGGGTGCCTCATCCGGCCGCATGAACTCACTATAACTCACAGCCATCCCCATTCTTCGAGTTGCTTGATGTCGGCCTCGGCCCTCAGCCCGATGTCCCGCCGATACATTTTGTCGGTCACCCGCAGGTTGTCAATCGTGCGATACGCCCGCCGCCGCGCCACTCCCACATCCTCACCCCGCGCCGTCGCCTTCAGCGTCAACCCATCCCCGCCCGCCGTTTTGAACAGCATATCCTTAGGGTCCACGAAAACGTTGCAGAGCCACAGGTGGTTAATGTTGTTCTCGTTGATCCCGAGGATGGGTTCACCCCATTCCACCTTAATCCCCTCATCCTCCGACGGATACGGCGGCACTCCCATCCGCACCGCAATCGTCGGCCCCGGCCACATTTCGACGGCCGTCAGCCGCCCCTCCGCTACTTCCCGAAAAAACTCGCCAGCACCCAGGCGCATGCCCTCAAGCAAAGCCTCGATCGCATCGTAACCGAAGCGAGCCGTGGCTTCCAGAGCAAAAGCCCCATCAGCATTGACAATGCAATTGACATCAACAGGGCCGCGCCACCCCAAGCGCGTAAGGAGGGGCTTAAGCCGGCCGACAGTAGCATCGACAAGGCGGTTCGCAGGGCGAGTAATGACGATATTACCCATGCACCCAGTATTGGGACCAAGGTTCCCCTCCATGAATTTCTTTTCCTCGAAAGTGTGGTTGAATGGTCTGATCCATTCTCGCCCATTGAACCACCCCTCCGTGGATACCTCAATACCCTTCACCACCCGCTGCACGATGATGTGGCAGGAAGTGGGGTATTGGTTGAGCGCCCATTCGAGCTGCTCTGGTTCTTTTAGCACCCGGCTGCTGGCACACCCGATGTTACCGTCGGCCTTGATCGCGAAGCCATCGCCCCATTCTTCCCCAACGAAGAACTGGCGGACTTCATCCGGCGAGTTGAAAGACCAAGTCTCAGGGATCGTAATGCCGTATTTCTGAAACACCTCCATGCCATACGCCCGGTCGAGTTCAATCCGATCCATTTCCTTGGATGCGCCGATCGCCGGCACACCCACCGCCTTGATCACAGGCTCCAATTGTTGCCCCATCCCCACCATATCCACGAGGATGAGGTCCGTATTCCGTAGGCCCTCGCGCCACGAGTCAATCCGTTGGACGATATTCTGCCCACTCCGCTTGTAGTGTGGCGACTTAATCCACATCCGGACGCTGTGGCCCTCCAGGCGCAGCCTACTAGCTACGCCGAGCGAATCCCCCGTTTGGCTAAGAACCGTGATCCTCACAGCCAGTCCATCCCACTGGAAATCGGCAGGGGATCATGTGTCTGTTGGTATCGAGCCACAACCTCCTCGAAAAGGCGGCCTGCCTCGAAGATCTGAGCCGTCGTAGGCGCCTTGCCCTGGGCCTCTCGTCGAACCGTACCCGCGTGGCGGAGTGCAGCTTGCGGTCTCGCATACGCTGCCATTGCCGACGCTAGCACACAGTCATCATGACACCCAACCTCCGCCCCAAGCCGGCCCGTTTCATGCTGCACGAACGACGCACACTCATCCCGGAGGGTCGTGCTGTAAATCTGTAGCTCCCGCCGGATTTGCGTTTGCAGCGCCCCCACGATGAGCGCCTTCACGACGTCAGACGTGAAGGTGCCAAAGGACGCCAGTTCCGCCACCTCATTGTTGGGCACCCGGCCGGTGCGGCGCTTCGGCTGGTGGATACGGCCATGCTTGTAGTTCTTGATGAGGGCCTTAACATACAAAATGCCGTGGTTATTCCGTTCAGGATTAACGTAGGCATCCCCAAATTCCCGGAGCAATTTCGAGTGCAGGATAGCCGCCCGATCCGGCTCCATCATGTTGTTGCGCCACTCGAGGACCTGTTCGCCCGTTTCCACGTCGAAGATTTCGAGGACGGTAAAGTCCTGCCCAATTCCCGCCCCCACATCCACCCCAGCAACATACGTATGGCCCAGCTGCGGATGGCCTTGCAGCCGATGTGTCCAGGGGTCAACCGCCCGCCATTGCGGCGACTCAGCGAAATTCACCTCCTTGAAGAGGCCGAACCCGGTCGATTGGAAACACTCTTGCAGTGTTACCGGATAGTTCTCGCTGAAGGACCGGAGGTCATAATCCACCTCCTCCAGCTTCATCCTCCGCCACGCGAGTTGCCCCGCGGTCAGTCCCAGCTTGGCGTATTTCGGCTCCTCAAGGGTCTCGTCGAGGTTTGCCATGAACGCGGCGGGATCGTCGACCTTGAGGGTGTACTCGGGAGTGTTGATCCACGAGAAGAAATGGAGCTTGTATCCGAGTCCCGTGCCTCCGGCAGCCCGCATAACTGCCCGATGGAACCAGTTTCCGACTCCTCGACCAGTGCTCTCAATGAGCACGTTTCCGTCCGGCGGCACCGCCTGGAAGAGGCCTGACAGGAGGGCCTGTGGGT